TCAATAAAACACATAATTTACCTTTTTCAGCTTCTTTTATTGCTTTTTTTATAAACAATTCTTTACTTTTTTGCGAATAAGGTGGATTTATGTAATTTCTTTCTCCCCACTCAACGATCAAACCATCAAATTCATTATCATTTTCATTATATGGGCAAGGATCAAAAGTAAAATCAAACCTTTTGTTTAATTCATTATACAATTCTGGTGGGGTTGCATAATGATCATCGTTATTAATGTGTATTTTTTTCATATATAATAGATATTAAAAAACCGATCTGCCAACAATGCATAACACTAATTACGGTATCGGTTTTTAATTTATAGTTTAGTTTGTATCAGTGATACGGTTTTTAATCTGAAAGTTTCGGCTTGTTTAGTCCGTAACTAGAGTTATGCTCAACGTTATGCACAATGCAAAGACGACCACGTTAAACGACAATATTCGATTTGATGATAACAATCAGCCAAAGCATTATGTGCAGTTCCTTCAAAAACTAAATTTTTCTTTATTTCTGGTTTAAAACTTACCAAAGTTCTAACACATCTTTCTTTCCTGAAATCCCAAGGAATATCTATGTTTGCTTTATTATAAGCATCTTGCATTAATCCTAAATCAAATCTTGCAGAATTACCCCAAATTTGATATTCTTTATTACAAAATTCTCTAAAATCAACAAGTGCTTGATTTATTGAAATTGCTTTTTCGTTGGTTAAACTTTTACGAGCGTCATCGCTTTGATTCATCCACCACATAACTGTATCAGCATCTATATTTAAGCCTAAATCTATTGATGATTTTAATGACACGTTTCTATAAAATTCTTTTCCTGTTTTACCTGTTTCAATGTCAAACTCAACTGCTCCAATACTCACTATTGCAGAATTTGATTTATTGCCCATTGTTTCAATATCCAACATCAAATGCGTAAATGCACTGTGCATAACAGCCATTTGGCAAGATTGGGTATCGTCTTGAATTGATTTATTTGTGTTCATCTGTTTTTATTTTTTTTTAAATTAGTTAATTTGGCTTTTTTAATCCCAACCTCGCCAAGTGACAGGACGTTATGCAACTCCATCAATTATTGGAAGTTCTAGTTCCAACTCGTAAACGGTGTAAAATTTAGGCTTGAAATCATCGTCTTTTCTTCCTGCGTTCATTCTTAAGAATTCTTCTAAAGCGCTTTCTGGTGTTGTATGAAAACGCATGGAGTTTTCCCATCCGTTATATTTTGAATAATAAGCTACTCCAAATCTTTTCGCTCTTTTTGGAATCGTAACACGCTTTCCTTTTGTTGGTTCTAATTCTTGCATATTTTTTATTTTTAATTTATTTTTTTTAACCATCCGTACAACTACTAACACGCACTACACACGATTTACTAGTTTGTCAACTCAACAACTGAATAAGCATTATAAGCTGCCACATTTTGTTGATTGAGATTTCTTGGAATTCGGCGCGCTGGACTAGTTCTACGGTAGTTGATTGGTATTTCCATTCGTCAGGCGCTTCATCGAATTTAAAAGTGTCGGTGACATGAATTTCTAAATCTTCTTTTAGATTTCGTTTGTAGGTAACTATTTTCAAATCGTAATATGGATCTGTAGAGAAGTTTTTGTCGTAATCGATTTCAGTTATAAATCCATACTCTTCTAATTTTACAGAAACAATTAGCATTTCTTGTAACAATTTTAGCGGTCCTATTTGCATTTTTTTTTGTTTTTTGGCTTAACATTCAAATTCTTGATCTTCATAAACTGATTCGTTGCTTTCTTCTGGTGGCGATAAAGAACCGCCCAAAGCCATTATTGCTGCAATGATACCGTCGATTCGTTTTCCGTTGGATTGCGAAAGGCCTTTTGATACTCGGATGTTTTCGTTGTGGTCTACTATTGTGACACATCCGGACAACATCCACTCCATTACTGGGTTGCCGTCGTGTTTTATTTTGCCTTCTAAAACTTTTTTTTCAAAAACTTTTGTTGGATGCGAAAAAGCAGTTATGTTTTGCGAGAAATCGGAAACATTCAATCCTTTTTCTACTAAGTGATTGATGATAGAATTGGAGTTCCAGCGGTCTTTTTCGATTCTTATCACTCCTAATTTTTGATAATTGGCGCAGATATAATCTTCAATCACATCATAATCAACAACATTCCCTGGTGTGGCGATGATATAGCCTTGGTCACGCCAATATCGGTAAGGCACTTGGTCCTCTCGGGAGCGTTTGTCGATGGTTTCTTCTGGACAAAACAAAAACGGCTTTAAATACTGAATTCCTTCATCGTCTGGCCTGGATAAAACCACAAATGCGGTGATGTCAGTTGTGGTGGACAAATCGAGTCCGGCATACGAACCAAAATCAAAAAATTTAGATTCGTCAACTGTTAGCCTTGGCAACTTTCTGTCACGACCGTGATTGATGTCGTTTTTTCGCCATATTTCGGACGAAATCCAAACATTGGCACCATCTACCCACATATTCAAAGATTTTGTCTTAAAATTGGGTATTTTGGAGGGTTGATTTATGGCTTTTACCAACTCACGGCGGGTAAATTCTAACAACGTATTGCTGTAAATCATGTTTGGTGATGCCTTTTGCCAGTTCTTTTCATCTTGCCAATCATCATCTTCGTCCATTTGGTGAATCATTATGAGCGTGTGATTGTCTTTGTTTAAGCCTAAAAGGATGTCTTTGTATGAATCCTCAGCCAATTTGCAGGCGGATTTTAGATTGAAACCCGCCGTGGTGATGATGTAAGTGAGCGGATTGTCACGTGCTCCCATTGCGGATTCCAAAACCTCACGAACGCCATCATCTTTGTGTGCGTGGTATTCGTCGATTAACGAGAAGGAAGGGTTTAAACCATCTAAGGTTTTGGAATCACCTCCTAAAAATCGGAATACGCCGTTTGTGTGCGAAAAACGAACTTCGCGTTGTGTTGTCGAAAATCCAAGCTTGCGAAGCATCACGGATTTGTTGACAAAGGCCACCGCTTGCTCCCAAAGCGATTTGGCTTGCAATTCCTTTGTGGCTCCTACGTAGATTTCGGGGCCTTCTTCACCATCCAAAGCTTGTGCGTACAATCCTAATCCCGCCAAAAGTGTTGTTTTTCCGTTTTTACGGGCTACGGCTTCATAAACGAAATTGATGCGGCGCAATCCGGTTGCTGCAATTTTCCAAGCGAAAATGTTGTACACCGTAAATTGCTGAAAAGGTGATAATGTAAACGGTGTTTTTGATTTTGCCAATGGTCCTTTGGTATGCACCAAGAACGTAGGGAAAAAGTTGATGACAAACATTCCTTCTTTGTGGTCCAAATAAAAACCGTCGTGCTCGGCAGTTTCAATCCAATCATAAAAACGCTCCACAGCCAATTTTATCCACTTGCCAGTGATTAATTTTCCACTCAACACGTCCTCGGCGTATTGAAAAGGAACTGAAGCTTTCATTTCTGGGGTGATTTGCATAGGGATTTTGTTTTTATTTCCATTGACTGCCATTCCAAATGAATGAGCGTGCCGAAGTGTGGGTGTATTTGTTTACGATTTTGTTTTCATCCAAGTAAATAAGGCAGTAGTAATAATGTTTTTCTTGAAATAAATCGGTGTCTTTGCCGGCATAAAAGCACATTACTTTTTGGTTTTTGTTTTGCAAAGTGCCTACGTAAAGGACTTTGCTTGTGAAAAATCCATCCAAAAGCGTTTCTTCACCTGGTGCGAGTTCTTTGCCGTGAAGCAATACTTTTTCCTGAACGATTTTTGAGTGCGTTGGCCCTACATTTGAAATCAAGCCCATTCCACCGTTGTTTGAATAAATGACTTTCTTTAACATGGCTAACCGTTTTTAGCGTTCATGAATTGCTCGAAGAGATTCGTTTGATTTGGGTCAGATTCTTTTTTCTCTACTAACTTGATTCTGTCACGGAAAGAGAAACCAAAATGTTTGGATAGCTCGTTGATTTCTTTTATCATTTTTTCACGGATGGTGATGTACCCAGATACATTCGTAGCACCGCCTTTAAAAGTTTGCACAATACCGCCATCAAAACCTTTTTCACGAATTTTTGTTTCGGCCTGAACATAGTAATCTACAGAAGTTGCCAATTGATGCAAGTGTATCAAATCGGGTTTCGTAAGTTTTTTGGTTTCAATCAATTGTTGACCAAAAAACTCATACCAGTATTTCTGATCTTTAGTTAAATTGAATTTCGAATTTGGCGAAGGCAGCTTCACTAAAATTTCGTATAAATTCTTATCTACTTCTACAACTTCACCGTTGTTCTTTAATACTTTTAATTTTGTCATCTTACTAAAATTTAAAACATTAGACCCCCCTATCAAAAAAATACCTCAGAGTAAAATCGGCTTGGTCAAGCGATGTACGACCTAGT